CATGGCTAATACTACTTTTTCGGGTCCAATTATTTCTACTAATGGATTCCAATCTACTGGCATTGCATTTGCCGACCTTCCCGCCGCATCAACCACAACAGGCCGTATTATCTTCTGCTCTGACGCTCGTAAGGCGGCTGAAGGCGCTGGTAATGGTACTGGCAACCTTGTGTTTTCTGATGGCACCAATTACATCCGCGTAGACACTGGTGCAGTAGCCACAGTTTAATAGGGGGCTTCGATGTCAGGTTCTGATGTAAATTCAAGTTATGTAACCGCTACTGGTACAGTTACAGGTGGTCGAAGACGCTTGGCTGGTATTCATTATCATTCAGCAGGGTCTACAGGAAAGATAGTCCTTAGAGACGGGGGCGCCACTGGTGCTACTCTTTTGACTTTGGACTTTCACGCTAACTCAACAGGCGACCTTCATATCCCTGATGAGGGTATTCTGTTTGAGACTGATATTCACGCGACATATACCAACATGACTAGCGCCACATTCTTCTTCAAATAGGAGGGTGAAATGCCGCGAAAAAAAGAAACGCCAATAAAGACTTCCGTGAAGTCAGGTAATTTTCGTGCCACTAAAAAGGGCGCGGGAATGACCAAAAAAGGTGTTGCCGCATACCGTAAGGCAAACCCCGGTAGCAAGCTAAAAACAGCCGTTACAGGAACTGTAAAGAAGGGTAGCGCCGCCGCTAAGAGGCGCAAGTCCTTCTGCGCGCGCTCTGCTGGTCAAATGAAAAAGTTTCCTAAAGCGGCTAAGAATCCCAATAGTCGTTTGCGGCAGGCAAGAAAACGGTGGAAGTGCTAATGGCCTCTAAGCTGAATGAAGGTAGCGAGTTTACCATTCCGTTAAAGAATCTGTTAGCTCTCATAGCTTTCACTGCTGTGAGCGTGTGGGCTTACTTTGGCATTATTGAAAGATTGGCGTTCCTTGAGCATAATTATGAAATGATGTTTGAGGAGGTTGAAGAAAATGATGCATGGATTGACGACTTTGAGCCTCCACAGTCGGTTCAAGAAAACATTGAGCGTGTTCGTGACTTAGAGCTTAGACTAACAAAAATAGAAACGAAGCTGTCAATAATGACAGGGAGGTAGCTTTGAGTGAACCCGTAGAAGTAACTTTAGCTCGACTAGAAGAGCGCATAAAAACCCTCTCATCAGAGGTTCGTCATGTACACGAAGAGGTTTCTGACCTAAAGGCGCAGGCCAACAGGTGGAAAGGTGCTTTTTGGGTAATCGTGGCTATTGGCGGTGCTGTAGGCGTTGTCGCAAACCTAGCAATGGGCTGGATGAAATGACAATTTCAAGAGCCAATATGGAGAAGCAAATGGCATATGGTAAAAATAAAAAAGCTAAAAAGATGCTTGTTGGAGGGGACGTTAGCCCACTAGCTGGAGCGCTTACTGGCAAGGGCATGATGGGAAAGGCGCTTGGTAAGGGCCTTCGCAACGTAAGCCCGCTTGGCCGATTGATTAGTGATGAACAGCGCAAAAAGAAAAAGGCTGTAGCTGGAGCTATGGCTCAAGCCGCACAACCCGGCTCTGAGTCAATGAAGGCTCAAGGAATGCAACCAATGGCGGCTATGTATGGTGGCGGCGCTATGAAGCGCAAGCGTCCAATTGATGGCGTTGCCGCAAAGGGAAAGACAAAAGGTAGAGTCTGCTAATGGAAAAGAAGTCAGTGACAGCCCCTAAAGGATTTCACTGGATGAAGTCTTCTGGCAAATACAAGTTAATGAAAAACCCAAGTGGAGGCTTTAAGCCTCATAAGGGGGCCAGCATGAAAGCTGTATTCCCTGTTCAAAAGGTCCACAAATGAGACGCAATTACAAAGGTGAGTACAAAAACTATCAGTCAAAGACTGAACAAAAGAAGAAGCGCGCCAGTAGAAATGCCGCCAGAAGAACAATGACAGCGGCAGGCAAAGTCAAAAAGGGTGACGGAAAAGACGTTGCCCATAAAAATGGGAATCCAAAAGATAATAGAAAGTCGAATCTTAAAGTTGTCTCCGCTTCAAAAAACAGGTCTTACAAAAGAACAAAGACCGCAGGAAAAGTTAATCGCAAGGCCTAGATGCCCAAGGTGTGGGACAAGGCTAAGAACTGTATATGTCCATGGTCATGAGCAGTGTTTGGAATGTGACCAAGTTATAGATGATTGTTGTCAAGGAGAGGTATCATGCGAGCGGCAAAAATGATGTGCGGTCAGCGCAAAAAACCCATTGCTATGAAGAAGGGCGGCAATCCTGTTGCCAAGAGCTTATCTAGTCCGTCTCTAAAGCCAAAGGTGGTAAAGCCAAAGAAGGGCAAGGGGTCTTACTCAAGAAAGGGCAAGACCCTTTCTATGTCTTCTGGTGGCAAAACAAAGTCTACAGTAAATAAGGCTGGCAATTACACGAAGCCAACCATGAGAAAGAATTTGTTTAATAGGATTAAAGCGGGCGGCAAGGGCGGCGCTCCGGGCCAGTGGAGTGCGAGAAAGGCTCAAATGCTTGCTTCAGCTTATAAAAAAGCTGGCGGCGGCTACAAGGATTAATGATTCATGTATTTTTGCTTTTAGTTTATCTGGGGACAGGAGATTCGAGACAATTAGTTAGTGGGGATATGTATTTCAGGTCAGTTGATGACTGCAACTACTTTGCGGGCCGATTAGCCAAGAAATACGGGAACTATTCACATTTAAGTTATGTAGACCCAAGAGACAGGACTACAGCTTACTGCATACCAAAATTAGTTAACCCCCAGAATACTAAGGTGTATTAAAATGATTGCTGAGACGCTTGCGGGAATTAGCCTTTTCAAGGCCGCTGTAGACGGAATAAAGGGCGCCATAGGTACAGCAAATGATGTAGGTGAAATAGCTGGCTTTATTGATAAGTTATTTGAAGGCGAAAGTCAGGTACAGCAAGAGAGAAATAAAAAGTCTGGCGTTGGTCTAGGCGAGCAATTTGGCGTAAAGTCAGTCGCAAGTGAAATTATAAATGCAAAACTTGCAAAAGAACAGATGTATGAAATAGCCCAAATGGTTGACCTTCGCTTTGGCGCTGGCACTTGGAGGGGGATTGTAGACGAAAGAGCTAGAAGATTAAGAGAGGCGAAGGAAGCTGAAGCCGAGAAGAGAAAAGCAGAGTTGGCAAAGCGCCGTCAGTTTGAAGATAACATGAAACAAGGGGCCGCAGGCTTGGCGGTTCTTGGGGTGATGGTGCTGGCTATCATAGGTATGTTATACTTTGCAACAAGGGGATAAGTTATGCCGTTGAAAAAGTCACAAAAAAGTCTGAAATCTTGGACTAAACAAAAATGGAGGACCAAAAGTGGCAAGCCATCGACACAAGGTCCGAAAGCAACCGGGGAAAGATATTTACCTTCGAGCGCCATTAAGTCCCTATCAGCGAAGGAGTACGCGGCTACAACCCGTGCTAAGAGAAAAGCAACTAAGGCTGGTAAGCAATTTGCCAAACAGCCCAAAAAAATACGAGCTAAAGTAAAGCCGCATAGGAAGGTCAAATAATGGCTGTAGTTACACCTGATTTGCCGGAGATATTTGAAGAGGCGTTTGAGCGCGCTGGGCTTCAAATGCGGACCGGGTATGACCTAAAAACTGCGCGGCGCAGTCTAAACCTTTTAACATTGGAGTGGCAAAACCGTGGCCTTAATCTCTGGACTATCGACAGCGGCACACAAGCTCTTACGGCTGGTACAGCAACTTATTCAATGCCTGCTGACACTATTGACCTCATTGAACACCAAATTAGAACGGGGACTGGTACGAATCAGGTGGACACGAATCTGGAGCGCGTCAGCGTTTCAACGTATGCACAGCAGTCTTCTAAAAACACTGAGGGTCGGCCCTCTCAAATTTTTATCGACCGTCAAGCAACGGCTGTCAACGTTACGCTCTGGCCTGTGCCGGATGTTAGCACATACACTTTATCGTATTTCCGCCTTCGTGGAATCTCTGGCGTCTCGTCTGGGGTAGGAACGACTGCGGATGTTCCGCCTAGATTTGTACCATGTCTGGCGGCTGGATTGGCTTACTACATAGCCATGAAGAAACCCGAAGTGGCCGCTCGTGTGGCACCACTAAAGCAAGAGTATGAGTTCCAGTTTGAACTGGCGGCGGGTGAAGACACCGACTCATCATCAATGAAGTTCGTGCCATATGACACGTTTTATCTAGGAGGCTAATATGCCCATTAGAATTAAAGAACTAGACCCAAAGACTGGTAAGCCTAAAAAGAAAATGCCTCTTCCTAAGAGGAAGCCTCGTCTCGCTAACCCAAAGCATCCAATGAATGCGGAGCGCACCACTGGCGACCCACGCGGTGTGAACCGCAAAGCTGGCGGCGGCAAGCTCAAGATGGTTGAAAAAGGCGGGAAGAAGGTTCCGTTCTACGCCGCAGATGGAGTTGGCAAAATGGCCAAGGGCGGCTCTATGAAGGGCGCTATCAAGGCTGGCCAGAAGTTCAAAAAGCCGGGCGAGAGTTTTGAAGACATGATGATTCGCGTAGCAAAGGAGCAGGGCGTCTTTAAGAAAA